TCACAAACTCTCATGAATTTAACCTCTGGTATTAATAATTATGCTGGAGGTTTATATTCAGGTTATTCATTGACTACTGGTACTTACAATACATTTTTGGGATATGCGTCTGGATATGATCAAACTACTGGTGGTAATAACACTCTGTTGGGACATGATGCAGGTAGAAGTGACAGCCCTTCAGGACAAGTTACGACGGGAAGTAATGTAATATGTCTTGGAAATAACAGTGTCACAGATTTATATTGCAATGATACATCTATATCCTCATCTGATAAACGAGATAAAACAGATGTCACAAACTTTACTCATGGTCTTGATTGGGTTAACAAATTGAATCCTGTTACCTACAGATGGGATAAGAGGACTTGGTATAACGAATATAACGAAGATGGTACTGTTAAAACTGCAGGTACACCAGACGGTTCAAAGAAAAAAGCAAGACAACATATTGGTTTCTTAGCACAAGATGTACTAGCAGTAGAGCAAGCTGATGGTTTTGCTAGTAAGAAAGATGACATGCTTGTAGTCAATATAAATGAAGATGATACAGCCTATGGTCTTAAGTATGAAAGGTTAGTTCCTGTCTTAGTTAATGCCATTAAAGAACTATCAGCAAAAGTAACTGCCTTAGAGGCAAAATAAACATTCACCTAATTAAACATGGAAAAGATTCAAGAAAGAGCAAACGAACTTTTACAAGAAAGAGAACGAGTTGTTATACGTCTTAACGAAATCAACGGTGCTCTTCAAGAACTAGAACGTCAAGCAAAAGAACTAAACGAAACGGAGGTAGCTGAAGATGTCAAGGAGTGAAGATTTTACGAATGAAGAAATAGCTAAGTTCTATAATAATGCTATCAATGGTGCCGTAGGTACTATAAATCAAGATCCTATAAAGCTTGAATCAGAAAGTACAAATCAGTTTAAAAGTCGTATTGCTGCTGCTGTTGAACATTTAGAACTAATTTTAACTTATAAAAAAGCAGATAAAACCACATCTATTTGGACTACGGAAGATCTAGCCCCAATAAATGCAGCTATCACTAAAGGAAAAGCTAGTCTAGCGTAGTGGAAATACCTTCCTTTAACTTACCTTCCGGCATAAGTCTACCTAACGCTATTAACCTTCCTAGACCAATCCTAAACGAGCCTACAGCTAACCTACCGAGCTATAGCCCTATGGTTGTAGCTCCAAGGGTTTTAGCCCCACCACAGGGTGTTCCTACGGTTGCTCAGGAAGAGCTAACAGAACAGGCAGAGAAGCGTAAAGAGGAAGGTAAACCGCCTAAAGAAAAGCCACAAGCTGCTGAGGTAACACGAATAGATATACCATTCACTGATCTGCAGTTTCCAGTTCCCAAAGAAGAAATACTCGTGACTGCAGGAACTACAGCTTCAGTGTCGGTAATAGCTACGTTAACGGTGACATCACTTTTCAAACAAACAGTAAAAGTAATGAAGCCAATAATCAAACAGATTGCAACAAGAATCCAAAAGAAATTTAATGGAAACTCCAACGGAAAAGCCGAAGAACCTTCTAACTAAATTAAAAGAAGGTATGGATGATCACGATGAACAGATGGTGATCTTAGGCGCAATGGTGCGTCTTGGGGTTGTCATTTGGTCTGGATTTATCATCACTTTAAATTACGTGGAAATTCCAATGTTTAAGAAAAGTCCAGGTGGCGATATCACGTTCCCTGCCTCGATTTTTACGGGAGCACTCGCAACTTTTGGATTGTCTACATCAAATAATGGTAACGGTAAAAAAGATCAAAAAAAAGACACAAAACAATGAAGAAGTACTTACTACTTTTGCTACTACTAGCACCTTCTGCAGTTAGAGCATCCACTGTTACTCCTGCTTTCACCCAAGGAAGTATGCAATCCACCACTAACACCACTCAAGAAATTACAGAAGTATCACATACACAAGTCTATGGCGGAGATTATTCAAGTTGGGCTGGTACAAACGTAACTCCCAGTGCAGGGATAAACGACGAGCACACAACATTCTCAGTGACAAATCCTGGGGAACAATTTCAACTAGAGGTAGTGACAAGAGCAGCTGGTTTAGTAGAAGAGATAGATGTCACAAGAGATATCTCAACCGTCTCTACCACTACTTCACTGTCTGTGTTCTCGCAATAGGAAGTCCTGCATTTGCTGAAGGTGAAACAGTATTAAACCCCCAGACTTCAGCTGCAGCAACTGGAAATGTAACCAATCAAGCAGTTCAATTTCAGAACAATTCAAGCGTATCTAGACAGCAATATGGAGGGGGACTGGTGTGCAATGGAAGTACACTAGCCCTCTCTCCCTTTTATCTAGGTAATGAAGCTAAACCCTATGATGAACAGTCATATAACATCAATCAAAACTGGGGAGTACAGATGACGTTCATGATCCCATTAAATGGGAGAACAGTTGAGATATGTAAGTCATTAGCTGAGAAACGTCTAGAAAAAGAAAGATTGAACTACGAACTTGTACGAATCGATAACTGTACAAGATTCATGCAGCGTGGTTTTACTCTGAGACCTGGCTCACGATTTGAAGCCATATGTTCAGATGTTGTACCTATTGCTGCACTTATTAAACAAGAACAGACACCTAAAGAAAAATGAGTACATTAAGTGAACAAATAGCTAAGCAAGCTGTAGAGCAAGCTAAAGCAAAGAAGAAAAAGTCTACTAAGAAAAGAGACGACAACGGTAAGTTCGTAAAGGCAGATGAAGGATAAGGATATGTTGATTATCAAACCAATCCTAATGACATTTCTTTCCACATCTGCTGTGAAGAATTTGATCATCCAACTCTTAGAGGCTTATGCCAAATCCACTGATAACACTATTGACGATAAAGCAGTAGAGATTGTCAGACGTAATCTATTTCCAGGAATTAAAGATGCCGTATCAAGTGATTGATAAAAACAATCAAATTAACGAAGGAACATTCAGAACTAGAAAAGAAGCTGAAAAGTTTATTGATCAGTTACCTGGAGCTAATGCAAGGTATGGAATAAAACTTGCAAAGAAAAACACTAAGCTAAAAATCAAGAAAGCATAATGAAGAAACGAGCCACTGAAGACCAATTTAACGAACTGCATAACCTTGTTACCTCTGAGTTTCTAAAGCGAGTCAAGAGTGGCGAAGCTTCTACTCAAGATCTCAAAGCAGCCTGTGATTGGCTTAAAACAAATGATATTAGCGGTATAGCAATGGAAGGTAATCCACTCGCCAAGCTTGCAGCCGTTATGCCAAAAGTAGACCCCGAACTAGTACAACAGAGACTATATGGCAAGCGGAGCTAAATACGCTAACGGAAATTATAAATCCCAACAGAAAGCGTATAACAAAACAAATAATGGTCTGAAGATAAGAGTCAATGCTAACAAGCTTAATAGAAAACTAGGTACTTACGGTAATGGTGATGGCAAAGATGCAGCTCACTATAAGGGAAGTACTACTAAAGGAAGACTTCAGTCTCCATCTATTAACCGTAAAAGCAGACTTAAATCTCGTAAATGACCCCACTACTACCTAGCCCACAACACTATTTATACAACCTAATAACC